ACACCAAGCAAATAACAGCTACGCGACTATTTCGCCGCTGGCTAATTTTAAGATTCTGCTAACTGTGCCGATGTTTGATAACCAGGGCAACCTGCAGGGCATTGAGGATTTTATAGTCGCAGCCTTTGGCTTACTGGCTGCATCATCCATTGTATTTAATGTAACCAGCGTTAGCGCGCCCGGTGTATTAAATGCCGATAGCGGTGACTTGCTTACCGCTGAGTTCACTATATCCGTACTAACGAGCTGGAGTTAAAAACATGTCACTTACAGATGAAGAAAAAGCGTTCTTGGTCAAGATCGGACAGATCGAAGCCGAGCCTACAAAAGAAGTAAAACCAAAACCAACCGAGAAAGAAAATGAGGTATAACCAATGGCAATTTACTTGTCAAATGGCGTGGTTGTTACGCTGAATAGCGTGGCCCTGTCAGATCACGTAACGATGGCGACTATCAATCGCGTTTTTGATGAACTTGAAGTAACCGCTATGGGTAAAGAGAAGTATTGCCCACTCGCTGCGTAAGCGGCGATGAAAATTACTTCGCTGTATCGGTGAAGGCCCCCAATTAAAAACGGGTTAATACCGAGGCAATCCGCGCAAGCGGCGAGTCCGTAACGACTACACGCGAAGCCCCTTAGAAATAAGGGTGAAGATATAGTCTGAACTGCATCAATGGAAAAGATGCAGAGGTAAGCAGAAATGACTTACCCGCCCGAAAGGGTGGTAACAGTATGGATACTGCACACAAGTTCGTTAAAGGTTTAGAAGCAAGCACTATTCAGCTGGACTTCTTAAACGATACAGCTGCATCAAATGTACTTGCAACCTTGCAAGCTGCCTGGGGTACAACAGTAGCCCTAACGCTAAAGCAGACAAGCGCAGCAGTATCAGCTACTAACCCGCTATACAGCACTACAGTTCTTGTGAACAACACACAAGATATTAACGGCGGCCCAGCTGATATTTCTACTCAGAGCATTACCTTTACTTGTAATTCAGTCATAGTAATTACTACTTCATAACTAAAAGAATAGGGGCTAACAAATGGCTAAGTTAAAGATCACTAGGGCCGATGGCACAATATCTGAGCATCAGGTAACGCCATCGATCGAATACGCGTTCGAGTTATTTGCAAAAAAAGGTTTTCACAAAGCCTTTAGAGATGACGAGAAGCAGTCAGATGTTTATTGGTTAGCGTGGGAGTGTTTAAGAGCTGGCGGCGAAACCGTGCCAATGTTTGGCGCAGAGTTCTTAAAGACATTAAAAAAGGTTGAAGTTCTGGATGATGACCCGGAACTATAGGGCGTGACTCGTTTACTTACTTGATCGCACGGATCAGTTTGGAAACGGGTATCGCGCCTAATGATTTACTAGCACTAGACAGCAGGATGTTTAAGACTTTATTGCAGGCGATGAAAGATCGAAATAAGGAGATGCAAGATGCTCAAAATAGAAATACGCGGAAACGCTGATCTAGTTAAGGCACTACGCGCATTTACTCCCGATCTAGAAAAACAAATGCGTAAAGAACTACAAGCAGCTTTAATGCCCGTAGTAAAAAAAGCCAGAGGATTTGTACCTGACGATTCGCCAATGAGTGGGTGGCAGGCCAGATCATTTTCTGAGGCTCGTTTTCCTGTTTTTAATTATCAAACCATTACACGCAATATTGTTTTAGAAAACAAAGTGAGCAAACGCGACCGCAACGGCTTTCGTTCAGTGGCTAGAATTATTAACAAATCTGCAGCAGGTGCAATTTATGAAACCGCTAGAAGGCCGCAAGAGTGGGTTGGCCCTAGCGCATCTGGTTCATCCAAAGGTGTTAGCAGATCCGTTTACAAAGGTGCTGGTAAACAATTTATTAAAAACTTAGGGCCAGTTACATCTAGTCTCAAAGGACAAGGCCGTTTTATATTCCGCGCATGGGCTGAAAGTCGAGGCGTTGCAGAAGGCGCAGCGAACAAGGCAATAGATACCGCAACACGGCAATTCTATGCACGAAGCCAAAAACAGGCATTAAGCAGGGCTGCCTAATGGCGTTGCCAGATATTGTCATTGGTTCTAGGTTAGATGCTAAAGGTTTTAAGCAAGCCGAAACAGCATCGGCAAAACTTACAAAAAGTGTTAAAAAATTAGCTGGTGCTTTTGGTTTAGCTTTTAGCACTAAGGCCATAGTTAATTTTTCTAAAGCATCTGTTAAGGCTTTTGCCGACGATGATGCAGCCATAACAGTATTACGTCAAAACCTTAAAAACTTAGGCTTGGCTTATCAATCCGTTAATGCAGAGAACTTTATAGGCAAGTTAGAACAGCAGACAGGCATATTAGATGATGAACTAAGACCAGCCTATGCAAAATTATCAAAGGTAACTTTATCAACTACTAAGACTCAAGAGTTAATGGCCTTGGCAGTCGATGTCGCCCGAGCTAATGGCTTGGCATTTTCAGATGTTGTTAACACTTTATCTCAGGCTTATATGGGAAACTACAAAGGGTTAAAACAATTAAACACAGGTTTGACCGCGGCAGAACTAGCTACAAAAGACTTTGCTGAGATTCAAGCAATACTTATTAATCAGAGTAAAGGCGCTAACAAAGCCTACATTGACACCTTTGCTGGATCTATTGATAAATTAGCTGTAGCCTCAGCTAACGCTAAAGAGGTTATAGGAGAAGGCTTAGTAGATTTATTTGCAGACATGGCTGGTAATGGCGATATAGATCAAGCTACTGCAAACGTAAACCTATTTGCCACAGCTGTAAGTGACCTATTAAAAGATGCAGATAAATTAACTCTGCTTGATTACCTAGGTGTTTTTCTTACTGGCAGCATTACGCAAGAATCTTTTGATAAATTAGATAAAAGACCATCAGCTCGTAGATTTTTTACAGGTGGATCAGGTGTATCTACTGAATTACTAGCTGCCCGAAAAGCTGCTGCAGCCGCTGCTGCAAAGATTAAAGCCGATAAACTAGCGGCAGCCAATAAGATTAAAGCGGACAAACTAGCAGCTGCCAACAAAGCAAAACTAGATAAGGCTGCTGCTGTATTTGACCTAAGCAAGATTCAGATAGCTGCTGCCTTAAAGGGCAAGATAAGCGAAGAAGAAAAGATCCGCCTACTGCTAATGCAGGCAATCGAGGAAGGAAACGCAGAGAAGGCTGAAGTGTTGCAAAAGAAGTTAGAGAAAATTCAAGAATTAAATGCCAAGATTGCTGCAGACCTTTTGGCTATCGGAGAAGCTACAGATCCTTTTGCTAACTGGGTTTTAAGTTTAGATGCAGCAGCGGCCATTTTAGGCAAGATGCCTGCGTTACTTAATGCAACTGGCTCGCTTACCGGTCGAGGTAAAGTCACGCTGCCTACGGGCGATGGCTTGCCCGGTGGAAGTGGCAGCATATTTACAGATGATATGACTGCAGCCGATATTGCAGATACCGCTACTGCGGCCGCAGATATGGCTGCTGAAGCTGTGCTAGCCCTTGCCGATTCTGTTATTGCTAGCGAGGCTATTGTTTTAGCTATTGCTGAATCTGCTGATGCTCTTTACAATGTTGGTGATGTACTAACAAATGCACCTGCCGCTACTGGTTCATCATCAATGTTTAACCCCTATGGTCAAACCCCGGGCTCATCAGCTGGTGCAGGTATCCCCTATCCATCTACTAACGTTTATGTAACCGTTGAAGGTTCAATCCTTAGCGAAAACGATGCAGTAACAGCAATTACTAATGCTGTAATTCAGTCGCAAAAAAATGGCAACAGCATCGTGCCGCGTGGGGCGGTGTTGGACTAATGACAGTTCCAGTAATTAACGCAGTTATTAACTTTTCTACTGGCCCTAGTTTTGCTCAGGCCATGATCCTAGATACAGGCATACTAGATACAAATATCCTTGCAGACTCAACTGCAGTTATTGTCGATGTAAGCGATGTAGTCAATAGCGTAAGTATTAAACGCGGCCGTAGTCCACAAGTAGATGAGTTCCAGACTGGCACGCTAACCCTGCGCATAGTAGATCAGAACGGTGATTTTAACCCGCAGAACCCAGGTAGCCCTTACTACGGCTTATTAGATCCGATGCGTAAGGTATCAATATCGGCTACTTATGCCAGCGTTACCTACCCAATGTTTAGCGGGTTCATTACTT